GGTGTAACTAGCCATTGGGCCGGAAGAAGGGCGGCGAGCTTTGGCCATCCGCAACTTTCGAGGGTGAAGAGGCGGAGACGACGACGGAGACGACGAGGTGTTTACGCGCGGGGCCGGCGTTCCCGGGACTTCAGCGCTGGGATCTACCGCGCCCGCCACCCGAAACGCTTCCTGCTGCGGAATGTCGGACGCGTTGACCCAGCGGCCGTCGAGGTAGTAGCGGTCCGTCTCCGGGTCGTAGAGACCGTAGGGCACGTCCGTCAGTGTGCACGGTCAGCCCCACGTCGAGCGCGGGCGGGGGGCGGGCGCGCGCGGCTTCGGCGCGATCGCCACGGCCTGCGCGAAGGTCAGGCAGAAGGCGTCCGCATCGTCGGGCGAGGCCTCGCCGCGCTGCTGGAGATCGGCTTTCGACTCGATCACGAGCTTCCCCGACGGATTGATGTGATAGCCCGGCGTGCAGAGCTGGTCGCAGAGCCCGTCGTCGTCGGGCAGACTGCCGAGCAGCACCCAGTCCTTCGCGGAGTGCCAGATCTTCGCTCTCAGGTTGAGATCGTGAATGTCGGGCGACGGGCCGCCGAAGTTGACCTCGTGCACGTTGGTAAAGCCGAGCGCGTGGAGGCGGACGACAATCGCGGCCCCGAACGCGCTATCCACGAACATCGCCGCGATCTGATGGCCCGGCCGGCGGTCGGCGAGCAGCTCGGCGCACACGCCAATGCGCTGGCTGCGGTCGGGATCGTGGTCGCCGGGAATGCGGATCGGCGGGCGCACGTTCCCGTTGAGCCCCTGCCGGAAGCGGATCACGTTCCACGCCTTGCCGCCGCCGGAGACGTCGAAGCCGGCCACGATCGGATCGTCGGGGAGCGCGACCATCGTGCGCTTCCGCGCGAGGTCGACGCGGGCCTTGTCGATGTACTGGAGCTCGCTCGCACTCGGCGGCAGCCCGAAGACGCGCACCTTGACGTAGTCGGAGTCGATCCCGTAGTCGGCGATCCACTGATCGATGAGCGCCTTGTTGGTGAAGCGCGAGGTCCGCGAATCGACGCGGCGATGGTTCCAGCGCGCGGCGAGGGAGCCGAAACAGACGCGGTAGAACTCGCCGGAATTTCTGACCGGCTGGCCCCACACGAACATCATCGGTTCGCCGTCGGTCAGCCCGCCGTAGGCGGTCTCCCAGATCTTGTCGCCGATCTCGCTCGCCTCGTCGAAGAGGTACCAGCTGGTCGACGTCTTCGCGTGCTGGCCGGCGAAGCTCTGCGCGTTCTGGTCCTTACTGGTCTGCGCGATCACCTTCCAGGAGCTCGGGAAGTCTTTCGAGAAGATGCCGCGGGCCTGCAGGTCGAACCAGGGGGCCGTAATACAGAGGCGGGTCCAGTAGAGGATCGCGGCCCAGGTGCGCTCCTCGAGCTGCATCGCCGTGCCGGCGGTGACGGTGCCGATCGAGTGCGGCCGCGTCGAGAGGATCCAGTCGGTGATCCACGCGCCGAGCGCCGACTTGCCGGTGCCGTGGCCGGAGGTTTCGGCCATCAGCACGGGCATCACCGGCGTCTGGCCGTCGAAGGCGCGGGCTTTGACCTCAGCGCCGAGGGCGGTCAGGAACTCGCGCTGGTTGTCGTCGGGGCCGGTCTCGTGCTCGAGTGCGGTGCCCGGTTCGCCCCAGGGATACGCGCCCAACACGAAGCGCAGCGGGTCGTAGTAGCAGGAGGCGACCCACTCTTCGATCTCCTGTTCGACGGTCGCGTGGGTCGTGACGGTCTTCGCCGCGCGACTGGCGGCCTCGTGCGTGGCGCGGCGCCAGTTGCTACTCATCGTCCGCCATGCGCTGCCCGCGAATCCACGCGCGCACCGCCCCGACCGAGACACAGCGCAGCGGCCGCACGTCCGCGGGGTCGATGAAGGGCCCGAGCTCGGTCGCGACACAGAGCCGCACGTCGTCGTCGAGGCTGAGCGGGATCGTCCACGTGGTCAGCGGCACGACGACAATCGGCCCCACGTGCGTGCAGGTCAGCGCCGTCAGCGCGAGCCCCAGCGTGAGGGCGAGGGCGAGCCGGGTCACTTCGCCCGCGATCGGGCCGCGACCAGCCGCGCGACGCGCGCGTCGGCGGTCGAGTCCTTCACTTCGATCTTCTCGATGAGCATCCCGTAGTGCTTCATGTAGAGCTCGATCGCGCGGACCTTGTCCCAGAGCTTGAACTTGTGGATCGTGTCGGTGACGCCGTCGCCGGCTTTCGCGTTCTTGATCAGCACCTCGAAGCCGGCGAGGCACGCACCCTGATCGGCGGTCAGGTCCGACGGATGTTTCGCGTCGCGCGTCGCGGGATCGAAGTAGTCGGCGAGGTTGACGAGCGCGATCCGCCCGAGCTCCTGGAGCAGCCGCGCCTTGCTGACGCCCGCCGTCGCGAGCTGCGCGGCCTGCCCCGCCTGCACCGCCGCCGCGATCTGCGGGTTTCTCAGGTTCTCGTAGCCTTGCTGGTCGGCGGCCTTCGGACTGTAGCCGGCGCGCCGGGCCGCGGCCGCGGCGTTCAAATCGATCAGATACTCCGCGACGAAGCGCGTTTGTTTCGCGGTCAGCGGTCCGGATTGCCCCACGGGTCGTTGCGGTACGACGGCGCCGGCATCGCCCGTCGTGGCCACGCGCGTAGAACTCTTCTTACTCTTGTTTCTTTTCAACGTGTTGTTGATTGCTTTCACCGGGTCCATTCGCGCTCGAGCCGCTGCAGCCGGTAGACGGTCCGCCAGGTGACCCCGGCGCCGTACTGGAGCCACGGGTAGTGGTAGCCGAGCGCGCGGGCGATGCGGGCTTTCGAAAACCCTTCGGTCACGAGGCGGGCGATCGCGCGGTCGACGTCGAGATTGGCGACATGCGCGCCAAGGGGCGGCCGGCCGGCGCGAATCCCTGATCGGTAGTCTGACGTGTACGCGGTGTTGGCTGCCGTGCACGAACTACAGCGGCAGTGATCATCCTGATAGGTGCGGCGGGTGCCGTGGATCAATAGATCCAGCTCCAGGGATCGGGGGCGATCCATTGTTCGACGAGGAGGTAGCCGTCGACGGTCAACGTACGAAGCGACGTACGACGACGATCATGCGCGCCGGTGCACGATGGATGGCGAGCGGCGATCGCCGTACCGCGTCGACGGACGGCGTGCCCGTGCGGCGCCGTCGGGAGACGATCGCCGCTACCCATGCGGAGGATCCTTTGGTGGTCGGCGTCGCAGACGCGCGGCGCCGTACTCAGTGTCGGCCCGAGGTGCGCCGTTCCCAGCTCAGCCGGTGCGTCTAGTAGCGCAGAGTTGCGTCTAGTAGCGTTCGGGCGCGGCTGCAGCCGCCCGGGCGCGATGCGACAATCGCCCCGAGTCGCCTGATGCACTTCGATCACCTCCACGCGCCGCCGCGGCTCCTCGAAGTCGCCCACGTCGCGCACCGGCTGTCGGTGTCGATCGAATTCGTGCGGCGCCTGATCCGCACCGGGCAGTTGACAGCGATCCGGATCGGGCGGCGCTGGCGCGTCAGCGAAGCCGACCTGCAGGCGTGGATGGAGTCGCAGCAGCGCCCGATCGAGACGCCGGAGGTCCGGCGCGGGCGGGATGGGCCGCGGCCGTTGCCGCAGAACCGGGGGGCGTGAGCTGGGACGACTTCACCGGCGCGACCGCGTATCTGGCGCTGGCGCGGGTGCGCGCCCGGCGCATTCGTGAGATGGGCCACGCCGCCCGCGTCAACGCCGCGAGCCGCACCGATCCGATGGGAGGCACGATGCCGAAGCTGGACGTCGAGCAGATCTTCAAATACCACCCACCGCACGGCGATCAGCAGGAGCGCTACGTCGCGCTGCGCGAGAAGGCCAAGGAACTCGCGGTCCTGATCCAGACGACGACGCCGGAGAGCCGGGAGCAGTCGGTCGCGCTGACGAACCTGCAACAGACCGTCATGTGGGCGAACGCGGCGATCGCCATCAACGAGAAGGCCTGATGGACGAACTCACCGCCGTCCGCGGGCTCGCGCTGCTGCTCGGCCTCGGGCTGGTCGCGCTGATTGCCGCGATGGTCGTCGCGGCCCGCCGTCGGGCGTCCAAGCGCTCACCGGCCGACCATGCGGTAGCGAAGGGTCGCCCGAGTACTGTGAATCTCCCAACGCGCGAGAAAACCACGTCGCACAACCCCCCGGGGCCCTGGAGTGGCCAACAGTTCTAAATGGCCGAGGGCACCTTCCTCGATCACCCCGTCCTCCGGGAGGCCTTGCCCCCCCTGGTGCGCAAGCAGCGCCGCCTGGCCTTGACGATCGCCGCGGTCGCCCCGGCGGTGGTCGACGAGAAAGCGATCCGCGCGCAGATCGATGCGTTGCTCCTGACGGCGGGTCTGCGGAAGGGCGAGCTCGTGACGTGCCTCGGCTACGACGTGCGCCACAACGAGCGCGACGGGCAGACCTCGATCAACGCGGAGAAACTCGTCGCTGGGTTGGGCATCGTCGGCGTGAAAGAGGAGCTCGCGCGGGCGTTGATCGCGGACAGTACCGAGCGCGGCGAGCCGGCGAAGTTTGCGACGGTGACCCCGTCGAAGGGCGCGAAGGTGCGCGTGTGAGACGCGGCCTGCCGGTCTACGACGACTGGCACGAGGCCCGGCCCCGCTTCTCCCTGCGCGTGCGCTGGCAGGTCTTCCGGCATCGGCAACGCTTCACCTGGCGCGACCTGGCCGACGATCTGCGCTACCTGCTGCGCGGGTGAATGCCGCCGCCGCAGTTCTCGCGCCGGCGCCGAAGGTGGGTG